TGCTGGTATGACGACGAATTACAGACAGCTCAAAACAATCTACTCTCAGCGCAGAAATCACAGACTTCCAGAGTGGAGAGAGTTCTGCAAATGGATTGAAACCCTGCCGCACAGTGAACTTATCACGGGTGAAGATGGAGAGCAGAATCTATAATCCGTACCGGATGCGTCAGCTTATTGATTTCAAAGGGCTCAGCATTGACGGTTATATCTATCCGACAGACATTGACGGATTGATTGAGTACAAGGACTCGGAATACATAATTTTTGAAATCAAACATGGCGACGCTCCAGTTCCGTTCGGGCAGAAGCTCGCGCTCCAAAGAATGGTGGACGATTTTACAAAGTGTGGTAAGCAGGCGGTTGCGTTCGTATGTGAACACACGGTAAGAGACGTGAACAAGCCTGTGATTGCCGCATGGTGTCGCGTCCGTGAAATCTACTATGGCGGAGAAAAAGAATGGCGTCAGCCGGATAGAGAGATTTCCGTCAGAGAAGCAGTAAACAGCTTCCAAAAACATTCCAAGCTGGTTTTGAGCCAGAAGCAGGAGGTGAATAGTTGAAAGTATTTGCAATCTCCGGGCACGCGCAAAACGGGAAAGACACCGTAGCGTCAATTATGTCTGACGAGTTCAGGAAGCGTGGGTATAAGGTTCTCGTTACGCACTATGCAGACCTGCTGAAATATATCTGCAAGACATATTTCGGATGGGATGGGCAGAAAGACGAAAACGGAAGACATATTTTACAGTACGTTGGTACAGACGTTGTGCGAGAGCAAGCGCCGGATTTCTGGGTGGATTTCATTATCTCAATTTTGAAGTTATTTGATGGGAATTGGGATTTCGTGTTTATCCCTGACTCAAGATTTCCGAATGAAATCGAAAAGCTCAAATCCGCAGGACTTGATGTAACGCACCTGCGCGTCGAAAGAACAAACTTCGTCAGTACACTTACTCCAGAACAGCAGAAACATCCGTCAGAGACGGCACTGGACAACGTGGTTCCAGATGTTCGCATCATCAACGACGGTACACTTGAAAATCTGACGAAAAGAATCACTACATACATGGAGGACAATGGATATGGGAGCTGATAGAAAAGGCTACTACGATATCGAGTTTGAGGTTGAAAAGGTTTTGATGGACGGCGGAATGATTGACGAAATGTTCTACCTCCAAGACTTGAAACAGCGCAAACTGTTCCTGAACTCTGACATCGACCAACTTACGATTTCCGATATCGCAAAGCACATTCTGCAGTTCAATAAGGAGGATGCGGGTTTACCGACTGAGGACAGACAACCGATTCTGCTCTACGTCGTTTCCAATGGTGGAGAAGTCGATTCCGGTTTTGAACTGATTGACATTATCCAAAACAGCAAGACTCCTGTTTACACTATCAACCTCGGATACCAGTACAGTATGGGGTTCCTGATTGGGCTCGCTGGGCATAAGCGGTTTGCTACTCGCAACGCGAAATATCTGATGCATGACGGTTCAAACTTCATCTATAACTCCGGCGCGAAAGCGCAAGACCAGATGGAGTTCAATCGGAAGGTGGAGGAGCGCGTGAAGCGCTATATCATGTCTCGCAGTAACCTTACAAGCGAGGAGTATGACAGTAAGCTTCGTGTGGAGTGGTATCTGTTCGCAGAAGAAGCAAAGGAAAAGGGTTTTGTGGATTCGATTATCGGAATTGACTGCGACATTGACGCCGTGATTTAAGGAGGCGTTCATGGAAGAGTATCTTGGCTTCAAAGAAGTCACTCTGAATGATGAAGATGTCTCAGTATTATTCCAGCAGGAGTCCAATGAAACATTCGGATGCATCACGAACCAGTATTTAATTGCAAGCGACACAAACGGAAACCAGCTTGGGCTGTTCAAGAGTACAGGCGACAAGCTGATTAAAGTCCCATACAAAACAGTGAAAGGCAGATTCCTCGGGACTGTCAAACCAAAGAACATTCAGCAGCAAATGGCGCTTGACTTGCTTTACAGTACGGACACGACAATCAAAATCGTAACTGGCAAGTTTGGCACAGGAAAAGACTTCCTGATGTGTGCGGCAGCGATTGATTTACTTGAGCATGGGAAGTACGAAAAAATCGTATATGTACGGAACAATATCGAAGTAAAGAACTCAAAGCCGATTGGCTTCCTGCCGGGAGGATACAACGAAAAGATGATGCCGTTTGCAATGCCGATGGCAGACCACCTCGGCGGCATAGACGGATTAAGTCTGATGATTAGTCACGGGCAGGTTGAAATCGTTCACCTCGGTTTTATCCGTGGGCGCGATATCAAAAACTCTATCATCCTCTGCTCAGAGGCGGAGAATATGACGAAAGAACACATCCAGTTACTGATTGGACGAGTTGGAGAGGGCTCGGCGCTTTGGATTAACGGCGACTTCAAGCAGACAGACGCGGAGGTTTTCCGTCAAAACAGCGGGTTGATGATTGCCGTTGACAGACTGAAAGGACATCCAAAGTTCGGGTACGTCAAGCTTCTGAAAACAGAGAGAAGCGAGACTGCGGCGATGGCAGACCTGTTGGATTGATATGAAGAAGCTGACAATCCTGACAGATATGGACGACACGATAGAGGATTTGCTTGAGGCGTGGCTGTCTTATTTGAATGATAAGCATGGATTGAACGTGTGTAAGGACGATGTGCGCGAATGGGATATGACCGCAGCGTTTCCGTCCTTACAGCCGGACGATGTTTTCGCGCCTCTGTACGACAATTCTTTGTGGGAATCTGTTCGTCCAATGCCGTATGCATCGGAAATTCTTGAGCGCCTGAAAGAAGATGGGCACGATATCTATGTCGTGACGAGCGCTCATTACAAAAGTGTTGAAGCAAAGCTGGAGATGGTTCTGTTTCGATACTTCCCATTCTTTGATTGGACGCATGTAATTATCGCATCCAACAAGCAGTTGATTAAGGGAGACGTTTTGGTAGATGACGCGCCGCACAATCTGATTGACGGCGATTACTATAAAGTTTTAATGGATGCGCCACATAACCGTGATTTTGACGAGCATAGTATCGGAGCCGTTCGAGTGTTCTCGTGGCTCGATGTTTACAACGTTATTCAAAAGCTGGCTGGCGGCGATAATCACACGGAAAGGAGCTGTATGTGTGAACGATAAGATTATCTTATACTCTACACATTGTCCAAAGTGCAAGGTTCTGAAAAAGAAACTTGCAGAGAAAGAAATCACTTACACGGAGAACAACTCCGTAGATGAAATGCTTGCGCTCGGCATAACAGAGGTGCCGGTGCTTGGCATTGGCGGTGAGCTGAAGAACTTCTCAGCAGCCGTAGCATGGCTCAACAATCAGTAACGGAGGAAGTATGGAAATTCAGTTAAAGCTTTCAAAGGACTTCGAGCGCTGTCTCGAAGATATGAAAAAGAAGTACGGGGAGGACTTCGAGATTATCAACGGGCTTCATCCAAGCCAGCTTGATTTCTCAGAGTTCATCGACAACTTCGTAGACAAAGCAACCCTTGCAGACTCAAGCATCGACCCGAACGCGAATGCGAATCATAAGGATATTCGCAGTTTTATGACAGAGAAGGGAAAGAGCGAGGACAAGCTCTTTGGCCTGAACAAAATCTTCATGGAAGTTAAGAAAATGTGGGGGCTTCGCACGGCGAAACAGTGGTTTGAGCAGGAGTTCAGCCGTGGCTTCTATCTGAATGACAGCACCACAGCGAGCTATTTCCCGTATTGCTGGGCGAACGATTTCACAAGACTTGCTACGGAAGGGCTTTTCTTTCTGAATGAAAAGCGCGTGATGCCGAATGGCGAAACGATTGAGATAAAGCGGTATAACAATGAAGCTCCTCGTCATTTAACTACATACTTCGATGATGTGATTGAGTTTGTTTCCTTCCTGTCCAACCGTCAGAGCGGCGCTGTTGGTATGCCGAACGTCATCATCTGGGCTTGGTACTTCTGGAAGAAGGACGTTGAGGAAGGGTACTACATGAAGAACCCGGAATACTACCTGCGCCAGCAGTTCCAGAAGTTTATCTACCGTCTCAATCAGCCGTTCCTCCGCATCGACCAGAGCGCGTTTACCAACGTGTCAATCTTTGACAGACCGTATATGGAATCTCTGTTTGGAGGCGTTGAGTTCCCGGACGGCACGCTCGCTATCGACCACATCGAAGACCTTGTTGAATGCCAGCAGGTGTTTATGAATGTCGTCAGCGAGATTCGTGAAACGAATATGTTCACCTATCCGGTACTGACGTATTCACTTCTATACCAGGACGGCAAGTTTGTAGACGAACCGTTTGCGCGGTGGTGCTCCAACCATAACATCCGTTGGAGCGACTCAAACTTCTTTGTCAGCGATAACGTTGGCGTTCTCTCGAACTGCTGTCGTCTGCTGTCTGATACACAGAAGCTCGACGCCTTTATTAACTCCATCGGTGGCACGGCTCTGTCTGTCGGTTCATGCCGCGTCAGCACCATCAACCTTGTCCGCATCGCTTACGAAAGCGGATTTAACCAGAAGAAGTATCTGAAAATCCTGCGTGAGCGCGTACTTCTTGATTGTAAGGCGCTGACTTCTATGCGCCACATTATCCAGAGAAACATCGAGAAAGGCTTGCTCCCGAACTATCAGGACGGAGCCGTTGAGCTCGATAAGCAGTTCTGCACAATCGGCGGTATCGGGATGTATGAAGTCATGGATTTGTTCGGGCTGATTAACACCGACGAGCTTGGTTGCAAGAGCTACTCCGATGAAGCAGTACAGTTTGCCACTGAGATTTTGGACGCCATGAACGAGGTTAAAGATAATTTCGAGTGCGACTTCTCGTTCAATATCGAAATGATTCCGGCGGAAAACTGCGCTGGCGTCATCTGTCAGGCGGACAACCTTCTGTTTGAACAGAACAAATACTTTATTTACTCCAACCAGTGGATTCCTCTGATGGAGAAATGCACGATTCAGGAGAAGTGCCGCCTTGGTTCTCTCTTCGATAAGAAGTGTGGTGGTGGTTGTATCGCTCACATCAACATTGAGAACCGTTTCCCGAACGAGGAGACGGCGTGGGAAATGCTGAACTATGTAGCGTCGCAGGGAGTCATTTACTTCGCGTTCACAACGAAAATCAGCGTCTGTAAATCCAGACATGCATTTATCAGTGAGAAGCGTTGCCCTGTCTGCGGCGAACCGATTGCTGATACATATGCTCGCGTCGTTGGGTTCTATACGCCGACAAGCAGTTATCAGAAAATCAGGAAGAACGAATTTGACAGGCGTAAATGGATGAACGTTCTGCAAAACGACGGGGTAATGCAGTAATGGATGAAAAGGAATACATTGACCTCGAAGATGAGTTTATCGTACTTGCGATTCCATCCAATACTGTTGAGGTTGATATCGTTGCAAAGATATGGAATGACGGGGTGGTGATGACAGTTCAACGCACTCTTCCATTTCAGGAGGTTCGCGCTGCATTTGAAGAGGCGCGTGAAGGGTATACGCCATCGAACGCAATCTTTGTTCTGAATAAAGATTTCGGAAAGAGCAAACTCGAACGCCTTTTAGCGAAGTATCTTGAGGAGGAAGAGAGTGCGGATTAAAGGAATCACGGATGAAGATTTCGTGAATTACAAGCAACCGTCCATGTACATATGCATGAGCTTCTGTGATTTCAAGTGCGATAGGGAAAGCGGGGTGAGCTGTTGTCAAAACAGCTCCCTCGCAAAGCAAAGCATCGTTGAACTGCCAGACGAGCAGATAATCCAAAGATACTTGGGGAACCCAATCACAAAGGCAATTTGTTTTGCTGGACTTGAACCGTTTGAGCAGTTCATCGAGGTGTACACATTCGTGAGAAATCTGCGAAACAAGTATCATTGTGATGATACAGTCGTGATTTACACGGGCTTCAATAAGGATGAGATAACGCCACAGGTTGAAGCATTGAGCGAGTATCCGAACATCATTATAAAGTTTGGAAGATTCGTACCGAATAGTGAAAGTCATTATGACGAAGTTCTTGGCGTCCATCTTGCGTCGCCGAATCAATATGCGGAGGAAATTTCGTGAAGGTTATTCTGAACCCTGATAGGGAATATGTGAATGATGTGAAGAAACAAATCAAGTCGAATGGTGGGTATTGCCCGTGCCAGCTCGTTAAAAATGAAGATACGAAATGCAGATGCAAGGCGTTTAGAGAACAGCTTACAAAGGGCGAGCCTGGTGCGTGTCATTGCGGGCTGTGGATAGCGGTGGCAGACGAATGACATGTAACAGAGACGATACGATTGATTACAAGGAAGAAAGTGAGACGTGATATGAGTATCTACATCAAAGGGATGGACATGCCGACTGAATCCGGCGCGGTGGTGAAAATCTTCCCGGACGGGCGAGTGGTAAACTTCTACGCCTGCGACTCAAAGAAGGCCATCGGGACAGCCGTTCCCGTTCCGCCGCATGGTCAGTTGATAGACCTGAGTACGGTGGATTTGTCAGACGGTCCATATGAATATGCCGAATGGGTAGAATGGGCGCTTGAAAAATATCAAGATGCACCTGTCTTCCTCCAGGCAGATTATGAGGGTAAATCAGACTTTTGGAAGCATTGGCTTCCTGATGGCGATTGGTCGAAAGTTGATGTTCCTACCCATTGGATGCCGCTTCCAGAGCCGCCGAAGGAGGAAAATCATGGTCGGGAAGTATAAAGTTATTACTCTTTGTGGTAGTACACGCTTCAAAGATGCATTTATGGAAGCTCAGAAGCGGATGACATTAGATGGGAATATCGTCATCAGCGTTGGTCTCTTTGGTCATTCGGGTGATGATGAAGTCTGGAGAGAAGGAACAAAAGAAATGCTGGACGATATGCACAAGAGAAAAATCGACATGGCTGATGAGATATTTGTAATCAATCCCGGAGGTTATATCGGCTCAAGCACACGTTCCGAGATAGATTATGCAAAAGCCAATGGCAAAAAGGTCGTATATATGGAGCCGCCGAAGGAGGAAACAAGATGAAAGAGACTATCATTCGTCAGTATCGGAAAAAGCCAGTTATCGTGGAGGCAGTACAGCTCAATAATATCAACGTGCCATGCGTGGTTCGCTGGATTGGAGAAGACAAGGCAAAGATGAATCTGGAATCCGATGCGGCGTGGAAGCTTGGCAAGGCCCCTCCCGTATTCAGCGTGACGATACACACGTTGGAGGGGGATATGACAGCCATGCCGGGTGACTACGTTATCAAGGGCGTGAATGGTGAGTTCTATTCCTGTAAGCCTGATATTTTCGAGAAAACCTATGAGGCCATGGAACCGCCGAATGAGGAAGAATGATGATTGAACCAGGATTTTACCGCCACTTCAAAGGAAACCGCTATGAGGTTTTGTTTACCGCAACCAACAGCGAAACGCTGGAAGAAATGGTAGTCTACAAAGCCATGTACGGAGAGGAAAAAGTGTGGGTGCGCCCTGCGTCCATGTGGAATGATGTAGTCGAATATGGAGGCAAAAGCGTAAAAAGATTTGAACGAACAACAATAAAAGATTAGTTTTATCCAATCAAGTCAAGTATAAGAACTGCAAGGAGCTGAAGCGTATAACAAAAGAAATCGTACATAACGGGAAGACTTTTGAGACAAAGTTCTACCGTGAATTGTCGGATGAAGAGTATAAGTCAATTAGAGAAAAGCACTACGAAAAGCCTGCCTTTGAGGACGTGCAGAAACAGTTCCGCGCAATCGCGGATGGGAAATGTACAAACGGGCTCATTACGAAATACTACGTCAAAGATTTGATGGAGAAGACAAGGAAAAAGAAATCCAAGTTCTCAATGGAAGAGGTTTTCGCTTCAAAGGAGCTCGTTGGTTTCTTGTATGGAAAGTCTCTGTCAAATCCGAAAGTCTACAACAGCAAAGATATCGTCAAGAATATCGAGACGGTTTGCAGAATCGGCGGCTCAGGCTGCGTATGGGCGTCAGCATCGAATTTCCCGCTGGAAGCTGTTGACTTGATAATCCAGAAGTATAACCGCAACGGTGTTGTTTACGACTATTCGTGCGGGTGGGGAAGCCGGATGCTTGGCTCTATCCGAAATGGCGTCACATACTGCGGGACAGACCCAAACTATTTGCTGGTAGAGCGGTTGACACAAATGAGCGCGGACTATGCACAAGCGACCGGGAACAATGTGTGCGTTGATATTCGTGCGCATGGTAGTGAAACACTTGTTCCCGAGTGGGGGGGGGCGAATCGGCCTTGCATTTAGCAGTCCGCCATACTTCGATGAAGAGGATTACGCGATAGGAGAACAGTCCTATAAGCAAGGAATGAGCTATACACAATGGCTCGAATCATACATGGTTCCGACAATCAGGAACATTTACATATATCTGACACAGGACGGCGTGTTCTGTATCAACGTCAAAAATCTCGGCAAGTACAAGCTGGAGGATGATGTGGTTCGGATTGCGCAAAACAACGGATTTGAACTGTTTGAAATTGAGCGGCTCAGAAACCATAAACGCCCACACGCGCAGCTTGGACTTGTAGACAATTCGGAAAAGATATTCTGTTTCAGAAAGGCAGAAGCTACATGAATACATATTTGACCGCTGTGATTCTTTTCGCAATGCTTACTGTTGCGGTTTATTACTACAGCAATAGCCGCCCACCAAAAATATAAAGGAGAACAAGGAATGAGAGTTAAAATCAAAAAGTTACGGCAGGGTGCCGTAACTCCGACACGCGGCTCACAGAGCGCCGCTGGCTACGATTTGTATGCTTGCATCGATACATACGATAGTTGTGAAATCATGCCTCACGCAACGTACAAGGTTGGCACCGGCATCGCCGTTGCAATTCCAGACGGATACTTCGGAGCTATTTTTGCGAGGAGCGGGCTTGCCACGAAGAAAGGTATGCGCCCAGCAAACTGCGTAGGCGTTGTCGATTCGGACTATCGTGGAGAGGTTATCGTCGCGCTTCACAACGACACCGACGAAAAACAGCAGTTCCAGAACGGTGAACGTATCGCTCAGCTTGTCATTCTCCCGTTTGTGACAGCCAATTTCTGCGAGGTAGACGAACTCGATGATACGGAGCGTGGATGCGGTGGGTTTGGAAGCACTGGCACTGGCATTGTGAAAAGCGAGCCGGAATATGAGCAACTTAGCTTATTCAACGACTGATGAAGAGGAGGGGCGAGTTCTGCGCTCGCCCCTCTCCGTCCCAATCTGGGAGAAGTACACACTTACGATTGTCGAGGCAGCAGCGTATTTCAGGATAGGGGAGAACAAGCTGCGGAACCTCGTGAATGAAAACCCGGACGCAGATTACATACTCTGGAATGGCAATAGGCCGCAAATCAAGAGAATCAAGTTTGAAAAGTTGATTGACAGATTGAGCGCAATTTAAGATTGACAAGGTGTGTTGCATGATATACTATTATACAGTCTGTCGTCTCTTTTCAGAAGGAGCGTCGAATGAACGATAAGAGAAGAGATAACAAAGGCAGGGTATTGCGGAACAGCGAAAGCCAAAGACCGGACGGGAAGTACGAGTACAAATACACAGACGCGAAAGGTGTGCGCCGAAGCGTATATAGCTGGAAGCTCGTATCTACCGACAAGCTGCCTCCAGGGAAGAGACAGTGCGAGCCGCTGCGTGACATGGAAAAGCGATTATCCAAAGACGTTGACGATGGCATCGATATCTATTCCGGCGCGAAAACAAGCCTAAACGACTACTACGACGAATACATCGGTACGAAGTTCGAGTTGAAGCCATCAACGAGAACGAACTATAAATATATGTATACGAAGTATGTGCGCGATGTGCTTGGCGACAAAAAGATTGCGAGCATCCGATACAGCGACATCAAGAAGTTCTATGTGCATCTGATTGAGAAGCAGGACTTCAAGCCAAACTCCGTTGAGATAATCCAGACGATACTTCATCCAGTTTTCAACTCAGCGGTACGAGACGGAATCATTCGTATCAATCCAACGGACGGTGTGATAGCGGAAATCAAGCGAAGTCACGAGTGGGAAAAGCCGAAGAGACATGCGCTTACCACTCCGCAACAGAACCGATTCGTTGAGTTTGTATCGAACCATAAGCGATACAAGCACTGGATGACATTGTTCACGGTAATGCTCGGAACTGGCGCTCGAATTGGAGAAATCGTTGGGCTTCGGTGGGACGATTGTGACTTTGAAAACAACTTCATTGACATCAATCACAATCTGATTTACCGTGTACAGGACACATCAGGCTCATGTGAGTTCCACATCACAACTCCAAAAACAAGAGCTGGTACAAGAATCATCCCGATGTTCAAGGAAGTAAAGGATGCACTCCTACGTGAGCACGAGCGACAGAAAGAAGACGGTTTCAATACGTTCGTCATTGATGGATACACCAACTTCATCTTTCGGAATCGATTCGATGAAGCGCTCAGTCCTCACGTCGTCAACAGAGCGATTGAAAGAGTTATCCGCGACGCGAACATTGATGAGCTGGAACGAGCCAAAAGCGAGCACAGAGAGGCAATTCTTCTTCCGCACTTTAGCTGTCATAACCTCCGTCACACATTCTGCACAAGGCTCTGCGAACAGGAAACAAACATCAAAGTTATCCAAGAAATAATGGGACATCGCAACATCGAAACTACGCTGGACGTTTACAGTGAAGCCACGAAGGAGAAGAAGATGGAAACGTTCGCATCGCTCGAAGGAGCGTTCCGAATCTCGTAAGGAATTTACGACAAAATTTACGACAAATGACCGCGAACTTATAAAAACCTATAAAACTTTTTGTGGCACAAAAGTGCGAGAAAGGCTTGAAAACGGTGGTTTATGAGAACTTTTGAGAACATTTGCGAGAACTGTGAACAAATCCCGACAATGAAGCCAATCGACTGAGAAACCGTTGCAACACAACACTTTTTCACCATAGGAATACCGATTTTACGACACTTTTACGACAAATGAACAGAAGAGCGATGACAGGCACAGTCGTGAAATCAGATTGAAGAGCGTAACGCTATATCAGAATCATAGCGAAACGGGAGTAACGCACCCACCAAGGCGGACGGTATCAAGCTGTCCGCCTTTATTTATTTCCTGGCTTCACAGGCGGCTCCAGGAGCGATTCTACGAGCTCGCCAATGCACGGATATACCAGAGAAAAGACGCGATTAGACATCAACTGAGAGCCTCTGGAGAGGTGCTTGCGCAAAAAAAAAGAGAGGAATGTATCACCGTAGTGATACACCCTCTCTACCGATAGTAAGAAACGGAGTTCCCGCAAGAGCTCCGCCGATTACAGGCCGCGCAAGCTTCTGTAACCTAATCAATCGGGTTTTATCGTTGCCCGTCAACAGCAGACCCATGTGTTCTGCATCATAGAAAACTTAGCCGTTGTTCGCCGGAGCAGCCATAATGCCAGCGGCAATCAGAGCGTCAAGCAGAGCCTTGAACTCAGCAGCGGTAGGCGCAGAGCCAGCAGCCTCAGCGACGTTCGCAGACATCTTAACGATGCCAGCAGCCTCAGTTGTAGCAGCGGTAGACGTAGCCATACCGTCGAGGCGAGTGGCGATGTCGAGCAGCAGTTTCTCCTCGACACTTGCAGCAACGGGAGGAGTCATGGTAGAAAGATTCACGTCCTGACCGGCGAGCTTCGCCAGGAGAATTTGTAATCTGGATGTAAGAGCGGTAGTCATTGTATTACTCCTTTCAAATTAAAAATTATACATCGTCGTCGGAATACGACGTTGCATCCACTGTGTAGTCGATAACCTGAACGATAATGAAATCGGATTTCGCGTAGCCATCGGTATTCAGCATTTCCTCAACCTTTGCATCAAGAGCCGCTTTGGTAGCGAACTCGGCAGGAGATACGACACCATCAACGGTGGTAGTCAAATACTGATACAGGGAGGCATAGTTGTCCTTCTTCGATTTCACAAGCATAATCCTATACAAAGCAATTACCTCCATTTCGATATGATTTGCTATCAGAATACACACCCACAAAATTCTGTAGTTATTTCAGTCCAAATGTAATAATTGCACCGATGATACCTGTTACGATTAAGGTACAAACTGCCGTCACGATGGCAACCTTGACAGAGTTCCAGTTCGTAGCAACCTGTTTATACGGGCGATTCTCGTTCTCATTTACTTTCTCTGACAACTTGTTCACCTTTAGGTTCGTGTCTTCAACCTTGTCTTCGATTGTACTCACGCGCTGGGCAATCAGCTCAACGGATGTGGCAATCTTATAAATCGCCTTCTGGTCATTCTGGATTTCTTTCACTTCGGCCTCCAGACTTTCAATCCTATGCGTGTTGCTTTTCGCACGCTGCTCTGTCTCAATCAGCGTGACCTTCTCTTGGTCAGTCATAGAAAGAACCTCCTCGTAAATTAGTTCTCCCCTTTGTTTTCGATAACTGAAGCGATTTTGGTATTCTTTTCAAGAATCTCCTTCATCTCTGCAAGCGCGTCGTCAACATAGTCGCTGAACTTCTTGAACGAAATTATTTGCGCGAGCCAGGGAAGCTGCTTACAGAACTCTGCGTAAACATTTGACAGCTTGAGCTTGCCAGTACCTGAGCCAAACTCTTTTTCTGCCATCATAACTGCTTGCAGAAGCCAGCCACGAATCTGTTCGTACCTCTCTTCTTTGCTCATATTGCGGAGTTTAACCACAAAGATGACACCGTTTACGACAACAACAATGCCAAGAAGAATCGTATACCAGTGTTCCATGATAAAATCCATATCTTCCTCCAATCAGATAGCCGGACTCTCCCAACTACCTTCATCTTTTTTCTTCTCGTCAACGAAACCGTTGGCCTGAGCTATGGCAAAGGTAATCCCCGTGCCGTCAGCATTCGTATGGTCAGACTTTGCCATGTTGAAGTACCATGAGCAGATTGTGCCGTGTGCAGCCCATGCACAACTGACCATACCGGCTATCCAGCCGAGCCCTCCAAGATAACCCATGTAAACACAGTAGAAGGCGAGGAGTATGCCGCCTATGTTTACAAGCCAAAGCAGGTAACGGTTGTCGTTAATAAGTTTTTTGGAAAAATCGAGCTTGTCCTTTTTGCGGGCGGCAGCTCGTGCGCCGCCGCGTGCAAAGATTACCATTACGCTTTTCCCATCAGTTTCGCAAACCGATAGAACAGCGCAGCCGCCTGCTCGCGGGTAAGCGTATCCGCCCAAGCATAATTCGGGTTGCCTTTCTCATCGTTTCCGATACCGTTAATCATGCCAGAGCTGATAGCCCACTCTCTGGCCTCGGCTGACCACGTACCGCAGTCGTTGTCCTGAAGCTCCTTGCGGTACTCCTGCATAAGCTCCTTAAATTTGTCCAGAGTCATATCTTCGTCCTCCTTGTCGTCGTCAAGAGCTGCGCCGCCAAGCCGCGCAGTCACTTCATTCGCAAGATTCCCAAGACGGCTGTACAGCCAGTCTCCTGGGCATGATTTGTTCGCAAACCACCTGTGGACGGTGATAACCATTTCGTTATCAGCAGGTTCGTATGCGAGCGTCTTTTCTTTATCTTCAAACCAAAGCAACTTGGTTTTTCCGTTCCTTCTACAGATATCCACGCAGAGGTTCACCAGCGTAGCATACACAGCGTCGTTCATACGGTAGGGAGCGTATGTATCCGACGCGCACTCAATCGTGACCGCACGGTTATCGTTACTCGATGAGCTTGTACACCAACTTCTGTTGCTTTCGTCAACGTACAAACCAACGCGCCCATCTTTGTCGATACCGTAATTGGAAGATGCTTTCGTGCTGGATTTCGCAAACCATGCGCCAAGAGTCTCCGCAGAGCACTGCCCAACGACACAGTGCGGGGAGATTCTGTCAATCGCATGAGAGCGTTTACCGGAATGATTCGGAGAAAGAACCGTAACCTCAGTTAAAGGACTGTTACTCATCTTCTTGCCTCCTTCTCCTTTCGTCGCTTGCGCGGCGAATTTGTCATAGTAGACCTGTGCAAAACCTGCACGCTGTTCCTGGACTTTCTCGCTCATATCCGCAGGCTTCTCAAACTGAAGCAAAATTAAGTTTGATGCACTCTTTACGGTTGTCGCATTTCTCAAAGCGTCCAGTAACCCAAACGCTTCTAACTCCTTCACGACATATTCAAGCTGCATATCCAGAGAACCAATGGAGCGGCTTGTAGACTTGGCATAATCCTGGAGCCCTTGCTTGCGGCTCCAGAATGTCCACTGCACCAGCCCGTATCCCGCTTTATCTCGTACAAAGTTTTGATAGGTTCCGTTGTCAACAGCCTCGGTGTACGCTTCGTCCGACATGCCGAGGCTTTTGTTATATGCGTCTTGTAAATTGGTAGGACTGAGCCCGGATTCTGCGTACATATTTCCCATAAGTCCGGCAGCCCCGCAGTCGCTAAATCCGTTCTTTTTCAGGAACGTCCAGATAGCGTTTTCGTTCATTGAGGCTCACCTCCATTCGCTATAACAAAACGGGGGAGAAGGGGGATAAACCCCGCCGCCCCCGCTATTGCCATATCAGATTGTCTGGTTAGCAAGGGAAATCGTTACCCAGCTATTGCCGTTCTTGTATTGCAGAACACCGTTGTAGTATCGCAGTCCAAAAGCGCCGTTCTCTGACGCAATCAGGCCGAAGTTCGCAACGCCGTTATCAACGACGCTTGTTCCGTTCACCTGCACGTCAGACACGCCGGAGACATTTCCGGGGAGTTTAGCAACGCCGTTGGAAACGATACTTGTACCGTCTGACTTTTGAACGTCCTTGACGGCGTTATCGTCTGTATACTTCTTCGCTTTCTTCAGGGCGAGTGCGAGAGCGATTAAATC